ATAAACGACTCTGACTTTTGATATTTGAAAGATAATTTCTTAAATACATTTGCCTTCTCAATATCTATAGAATCTATATCCGTGTATTCTGTAATATCAAAAATATTACCTCCATTATACCACATATCCAAAGGCTCAATTGTAAACACATCTACACTCGTAGCATAGCAAGTAGCGTTGAACATCTTAAGTAATCCACTAAAGAATTCTGATACCTTCATGTCAGGTATGTATGAACTAATATCTATTTTTGCAGGTGCGACAATTGGATTGTTAAATTTTATAGTTTGATTAAAAGTATTTGTGTAAGACGTGACAGATGGAGGATATTTCACCGTAGCTTCTAGCCAAACCAACATTACATCTTCAGCCCTAGCCTTTATTTGAAATACAGAATTATTGTCAGAAGTATAAAAAGTATATATTTTAACAGGCGCAAAACTATCAACATTTTCATACGTAGCTACTATTTTCCCATCTTTATATAAATCAACATAACATTTCACTCCTGTAAATTGTCCCCTAACTGCTACATGTAATTCTGGGGAGGTTATAGAAGTGTTAATATTAAAAATATTTTTAGCTGTAAATGTATTATTTGCAGAATTAAATTCAAAGATAGGCACATTTCCATAAGGTATATATGTTTGTCCATTCGGGGAGGCTATATCCGCGACAACTGGGGAAGTTATAAACTTATATTCCTCCCTATTTTTTAGCCACAAATACAACTTGTCCCACTTATCATTTGTATCTACAAAAAATTGCGAGTTAAATGTCACATCAAATTTAGCTTGTATAGCATCAAATATACTACCAGCTTTTAGTGCGGGAAATAACTCGTTATATCTAATCGCTCCACTACTTATTTTAATGTCTGTACTAGTCCCGCCTCCATAGCTCCATAACCGCTTAGAAGTAATTAAAGGGAACATAACATCCTCTAATGTACTTGATGTAACTCTATTAATTACATTTGTTCCAGTATATTCAAAGTCGTAGGAAGTTAAATCTAAATCACTTAATTTTGCGTCTCCAAATTTATCCTTAAGACTTACCAAGTCACCATAGAAAGTGATCGTGTAACTATCCGTACGTCCATCCTTTATATTAGCTTTCTCCATCATGATTGTCCCCGTTCTAAATGGGACCAAATCGATTTCAATTCTTGCTCTAATTCTAAAATTAAAATTCCATTCGTTATTAGTGATATTTACATCCGACTGATAAAAGTGATGAAGTATGGAATTATTAATTGTACTCGCTGGTATGGTAAACGATTGTGTAAAGTCGGTATATACTTTAGATATATCCTGTATGTTCTGAATAGTACTTGTGAGCTCAATTTTTTCATCATTAAACAATTCTAATTTTAAATAGTCACCACTCCCACTGATACTTTCAACGTATATGTCTACAATTCTCTTCATTATATTACTGCATTTATAGTGTTATAAGCTAACTCGAATTCTAAACTATAGTTAATCATGTGATTATTTATATTTTTCATCAACTCTAAGGACTTTGTTTTGCATATTGCAGGCTTATTATCAACCAATACACGTTCACTCATTAGAAGCTGTTTAATGTTTGAGCTAAAATCTTCATTTACATAACCGCTATTTACAGAAATTGTCTCCTTAGCATTGGTATTAAATGATTTCTTTTGTCCCTGTAGTATATCGTAGCTAGTTATCGAACTCTGCATTACGTTATAATCGTTCGACTCTATTGCTAGCGTATTCTTTGACGCCTTAAAAAAGAACTCTCGTTGCCAAGCACCATACTGATTAATGAAGTCAATCACTACAGGCGTATATTTAGGCTCGCAAATTGGAAGGAATGTATATGTAGCTAATAACCCATCAAAGACACTATATATTTGCACTTTATTTCCCGTTGCTGTATAGGATGGATGTACCCTTGGCACACATTTCCATCCACTACTTGTTGTATTCAATGTAATTGACGCGCTTAAATCAGGTTTAGTATAAACAATATAATCTGAAACGTAAAGACTATCATAGAATAAATAAGTGTTGATCTGTCCTGAATAAGTTCCCGCATTATAATAGTATGTCTTTGGCTCTAACAAACATTTTCCTAGGTCTACATTGCTTCCACTCTCGTAATATGTATAGCCATCAAGCGCGTAGTAATTGGTAGTATCTAGTAACGTATATGTAGTAACGTCTAGTTTATACCGCTTAATTCTAACGTTACACCATTGACTTGTATTTAATGCCGTGATTGCTGTTGGATCTTGTCTCGTAGCAAATGACAAATACTCTCTAATATATGGTGAGATATCGTAGGTTGTTAACGTATTGTTCGATGCTGGTATCAATTTAGATAGTGTATACTTCGCGTTGTTTGGAGACGGCTCACTTGTACCATTCCATAGAAATATCTCTATCTTACTACCTTCCTGTCCCGTTTCGTTTACGGATATAATGTAAGGACTTCTCGCAAATATATTAGCCATTTATTTAGGTTGTTGAATTGTATACTTAAATAACTCCAAAGCATCCAATCCGTACTTTTCGACTAGCTCATCAGGAAGTTGCTTGTATGCCTTCTCGAATGGTTTTGTAAAGAATAGTGACGGCTTTATACCTCGCGCCCAAATGTTTTTAGCTGTGATAAATCCTATAGCTTTGTAACTACCTTTTACATATTGTCCTTTCTTATCCCTTAACCTTAAGTTCTTTCTTTGAGCCCACTTTGCTATTAAGTCAGATGGTGGTTTCTTAGTCTTAAAACTATATGGACTATTAGGTGCTTGTTGTCCTTTTACCTTTGCGTTTGGTGAAACCTGTGATGGATCCGCACCCTTTACACCTTTATCGACAAACGCTCCATATTCTCCTAAATCAAATGCAAGGTAGAAAGAGTTCGGCATTGCTTTTGCTTCGCCTTTAATCGTATTATACAATCCTTTCCTATCGTTTTTCTTTAGCTTAGATAGATTCGATTTAGATTGTTGTATTACATAATCCTTAAACTTATCTAATTCCTCCTGTACGTTTAACATATAGTCATTTGATTAGCCATCGTAATATCAAAAGTCATAGTGCAACCAGCAACATCATCCGTAAATCTATCGACAAATAATTCGAATGATGCCGCGTCGGATTCTATTGAATAGTCATCACTCATCTGGCCTCTTCGCATACTTTCAAACGCACGTTGACAAATCATTATCGTTTGATTGTGTATGTCGTCTTCATTGTTATTACCATAATACAAATGTGTTAAATCTTCTTTTGTATAGTCTACAATATCCATGACAATTAACGTAACAGAAAACTTAATCGTATTGCTTTCAAACACACCATTGTCAATCATAATGTGAGCTAACGGATACATATCCTTTTTAGCATTCGTAATCTTATCCAAACTTCCCTTCGTAACTTGGTTTACTAGTGGATCAGTTATTAAGAAATTGTGCAATTCAGTTGTTAAATCATAGTATCCTTTCATGTGCTCTTTTTAGTTGTCTATTTTCTATTTCCATTTTCTGCTTTTCAAACGTCAACATCGTTAAGCACTCAAAAAGTCCACTTCCTGTAACTCTGTCAAACTTCGTAATGTCTCCTTTAGCGAGTTGATATATTGACTGATACCATCCCCATCGTTGTCCAAATTGAGTTGTTTCGCTAAAATCGTTTTGGTCTTCTTGGTCATCTGATTCTCCAAATAAGATAGGGTAGCTGTCAATAGTTCGCTTCCTAAATTCCAAAAAAAAACCGATGCAGGTAATACAACATCTAAAGGTGCATACTTCATTAGGTCCGCATAGTTCGCCGTCCCGCTGTATTTATCTATGGTATACTTATTCCCTTTCTCACTCGTAATAGGTCGGTACATTACAGCCATTGCTTTATGGAATGATTGTACGTCGATAATGTTGGACTCTAAATCTATGTACTCACCAAACGATATATCTTCTAACTCATTAATGAATCCGAACTTTACACCTTGTATCTCGAATGTTCTTTTAAGTTCTAGTTTCTCACTAAATAACTTCTTGAAATGAGTTACTAAGTCTATTACATCCGATAGCTTAATGTTAACTACGTTCTTTAATTCTATACCGCAGAATATCTCTATCATTTTCTGTGATATAAACAGCTCTGAGTTATCCTTATTAGATGCAACTACCATGTATTTTTGGTAGTGCATCAAAGGGATTTCATTTAACGATGTTGGTATTACTAATTCTAACTTCATTCGCCTATTAAAAAATTAACTAAATCTTTTATTGCTTCTTTGTCTAATTCTATTTGAGCCCCTTGTGGTCCTCCATCATCTATATCTATTTGGTCTAGATATGATATACAAGTTCTATCTTTAAAGTCTTTAATCTCCATTATTTAATATTCTTTCTAATAGCTTTCCAATACTCTAAGCTCCCTTGAAACTTCATGATCTCGTTGTCGATAGCTTCGTACATCTCTAACTTCCATCCCTCTCCATGTTCAGCTTTAAACTTCTCGATTAAGTCTAAGGTTACATCCTTAATAATTTGTTTCTTGTTCGGAACTTGAAACGTTACTTCTTTAACTTCTGTTTTCATATTTTGTATTTAGTAAATTGAATACTTTCCTTTGTTTGGATTAGCTAACTGGTAACTAATCGCATATCTCATTGCATCTAAGCAGTGATTCCATTTATCTATTGGTGTCTCACTCTTCTTTTCAAGCCAGCAATAGTTGTTTAATTCCTTTATCAAATTTACGGAATTTTCTTCAATAATCAAGTCATAATCTTGAATTAAACTTATCCCATATTTGACAGAATCTGCACCTTTAATTGTAGGTACTATATTTAAACCTCTTGCCTTAAGTTCTGCTATCAATCTAGGCTCTGAATTGTCGCCTACGATTAAATCACGTCCTGCAAATTGTTGGTTTAGTTGTGCAAGTTCGGACGTTGTTAAACCTTGCTTATGTATGTGCTCTTTAATATATATTCGTTTGTTAGTCCTATCGATTGACGTTTCAATTAATGTCGATGGATCGTTACTGAATCCATAATCCTGACCGAACACACTGCCATTATCTTTATTGAACTCTCCTATCCTCCAATTCGTAAATATAACTCCTTCTGCTTTGTCTAGCCATCCACCTAAGATCGTGTGCTTATACTTATCAGGTCTACGTTCCTTTATCGTTTCTATTTGATTTAAAAATGATTCAGATAAGTTCTCTGCATTATCTAAGTATGTCGTGTGAATGTATGTTGTATCTCCTTTGATTGTATTACTTCCAGCTTCAACTCCTTTCGCTTCAAAGAACTTCTTGTAAATAAAGTGAGTCTTAGTAGCAGGATTAAGTATAAGTATAACTCTATTTTGTTTTTCCTTTGAACGTATAGAGAAATCTATCTTGTCAAATACATCTTCGTCGGTTAACTCTTCAGCTTCATCCAATACGAAACAAGTTACACCAGCTAATGATTTAAGGTTTGCCGTTTGTTGACCTGAAGATGTTTTTATCCCTTTGAATAATATCTTACTACCCGTTGTTAAGTTTATAATCTCGTCTTTTGTTATATGGAAATCTTGAAACCTATCTAGTATTTCTATCTTCTCTATGAACTCAGGTATAATTGATATATGAGCAGAAGTAAGAGTATAACGAGTGAATAAAATCGTGTGTCCAGGTTCATATGTAAGTGCTAATAAAAAACTATTTATACTATACGATTTCCCTGATCCCCTCCCGCCTGTAATTACAAAGTATCTACTTTCTGAGAATAAATCATTATACTTTTCTGACAACCCCAAACGCGGTTCTGATATCGAACTCATTTAATGAAATATTATTATCGATTGTTTCTTTAGGTTTACCAAATATATGCTCTGAAATAAATATCTTACCTCTATCGAATGTCATTAACTCTTTAGCTAATTCTATTCTAGCATCATCATCGGTATCGACTGACTTTAATTGTTTGATTGCAGCTAGGAAGATAGCATTTGATTTTTGTTCATCTGCTACTGATTTTCTTCCTGCTCCTGGTCTTGCACCTCCTGTACCTGCCATTGATTTTAGTATTGGTTATTCAATTCAGGCAAACTACAAAAAAGAAGCTCCCTGAATCTATTACTTGAATTACGTCTTGTTGATTAGTCATTGCGATGTGCTTTTACTGCTACTTTATCATTGTTATATATTGGATCATATTCTAGTTTATATCCTTTATATTTAAAATCCATTTCTTTTGCCTCTTCTTCAAACTCAACCCCATATTTTATCCATTCTACACTGTCGTTTTCATTGATATCTTCAAACATAGAATCTAAGCAATCAATTATTGTACGTTTCATACACTTTCTTCAAATCATTGTATTGGTCCCTCAAACAAGATGCACAAGAAGTATATTGTAAGTTTCCTGTTTGGAATATTCTGTTATGTGTTCGTTGCATTAACATAGAATCTACTAGGGATGTTTCTGCTTTCTTTAATCCTCCTTCATTTAACCATAGATATTCGTCTTCATTAAGGCAAAGTGGTTTCTTTCTATAAGACCAAAGTTTGTTATATTTTGCTTTACGTTCATCGCATCCACAATCTTCCCCTAATATAAACTTTGCTACCTTATCAATTCCTGTTGCTTGAAGTACATTCTCTATTGTATCTCCTAGTCCTTGTGCTTTTCTTTTAGCCATTCGTAATCTTCGTTTAAGTAATCTTCATAGTCTTCATAAAGTAAACTCTGTAATTGCTTTTTTGTTCTATTGGTGGTGTAGAATATACAAGAAAGTGATATCCCAGTCTCTTTTGAAAGCTCTCTCATCGATTTACCACTAGTAACGTATAGTTCAAATAGCATTTTGTCAAACCAATCGACATTGTTTAGCTCGTCTCTAACGCGTTTATTTAACTCCTCGTATGCAATTATACTTTCGGTCTCACAAACGGCTTCAGAAACGGTCTTATCTAGTTCAAACGTTAATGGTTCTTTCTTTAGGAAGTCGAAGTAAATGTTTCGTAAAGTAATCCATACGAATGATGACGTTATCTTTTGGTCTGGCTTGATGTATTTATCTAGTCGAAGGTACATTTCTTGCACTAAATCCTCGGCTTCAGTCTTCGCGCCAAAGGACCGAGCGATATTCACCCAGTCCTTATGTTTTTGTGCTATTATTTCTATTTGCTTAATCATGCTTTGTAATCTTCCAACTTTGAATCGTATTGAAAAACACTCCAGCTTCACGTTTTGATTCTTGAGCTTTCAAGTTGTAGTCTACTTCGACAACATCACCAACTCGATTGTATTTAAGAACGTTATCCACTTTTGCTTCACCAAATACTTCAAAGTTACATGACTGTGCATAATCTACGTCGTTTTCCATAACGTGAACATACAACTTTTTGTAGTTTCCTACTTCGATTACCTCTCCAATGTGTGTAATCACTCCAATAAATTTACCCATCCTTTTAAAATTTTTACTAATATAAGTATTATTTATTTAACTGCGTCTTAATTTCTTTTAATTTTTCTACGTAAAGTGTCGCATCCATTAACTCCTCCTGTAAGTGCTGCAGAAAGTTATCGGTGTTATTGTCTTCTAGTGTTGTTCCATACTTCGCTATCCCAATCTCTGACCTTGTTTTGTATGCTTCGATAACCTTTGCTACGATAGCGTCTTTTGGTGTGAAGTAGTCTTTACTAAGCTTAAATACATCGTCTCGCATTACAGCATTCTCGTGTTTTAACTCTCGGATCTTCTCAAACAATTGACTTGTTAAAAGTCTTTCCATTTGTAATGCGTGCTTCAATTCTTCTTTCTTAGTCATAACTTTTCTATTTCTTGTTTAACTTCTTCCCAATAATCTTTATATTTTCCAGTTGGATCTTCAATTACTTCTAATATCTCATCAACTACAATTAATGCATCAGCTTTACCTCCGTCAATGGTCAATAAGATTTCATTTGAAAACTTATCAACTAATTCTCTTGCTTTTTCCTTTGGTGTCATATCTTTTTAATTTTAACGTTAATTATCCCTTTCTCTAATTCCGCTATCCGTTCAAATGCTTTCTTGGATAGATCCAATGTCACTTTTCTGAAACTTCCTGTATCGGTTACTTTAACTATCACACTCTTCCCGTTCTCTAAGTTAGTAACTTTTAGCTTGGTTCCTAGCTTGTGAGTGTTAGACGCACAAGTTAATCTATTCTCGTTGTATACCTCACCGCTCTTTGTAACCTTACCATGAAACGATGAATGATAATAAGATGCTTTGAATGAAGTTAAGCAATAGAAACACATTGATATAATTATTATACGTTTCATTAGTCAAGTATTTTAATTCGTTTCATTTGCGTGTAAGAAACATCATCCTCTGTAACATATGGAAATTCAGCATTTGGAATGTAACCTGCAAATTTTCTTACTGACCATGAATGATTGTCTATATCCCTAACTAAACACAACTCACCAATTTTTGGAAGTACAATAGGTCTTTCTTGACTAAATCCTTGTAAGGTGTATTCAGTGAATGAAAGTAATTTTCCATCAATGAAAGTAATTGTATCATCTGAAAATTTAACTGTAATAATCTTATCTTCTTCATGAGATGTAACTTCACCCCATCCATAAGTATAATGATAAACTCTATCTCCTACTTTAAATATTTCTTTCTTCATCTTTTCTTTTATTTCTTGTTTAACATAATCATTTAAATATTTGCTAAAATACCCAAAATTACTCATTTTATTCTTATTTTATCAATTACTTTCCTGATGTTCTTCGTGATATAAACATATTGATCCGACTCCTGTACGTTAATCTCACTTGTCAACGGCTCTACATTCGATTCAAGATACTTAATAAAGTTATCTATTACATCGTAGTTATTCTCTCTGAAGATGTTACCCTCTGGCATATCTTCTAACTTCTCCAAAGCTACTTGCATAAGGCATAGTACTTGGAATGTATTATTTATTTGCTTATTCATGTGTTATATATTTTAAATCTTCAATTCTAAATATTCCTTTAGTTCCATTTGGTCTTGTAATTTGTCTCCATTCTTTATCATTATTTAATAAAAGACGCTGTGAATATGATATAAAGTCTTTATCAGTTTTAACTTTTATAATATCATTATTTTTCATTGTTAATATAATTATCATATTTTCCTATAATTTTCTTCAAAAGATTTTTTACTTAAAACAATATCAAGTCCGCGTTCAGGTTTTACCCTTACAAATCGTTCACTAAGTAGAACTAACGTGACAATGGTGTTATCTCTCTTATCGTAATAACGTACTGATTCTTTCATCATATTTTTTTAAAAATGCTCTACAATTCAAAACCTTATCTTGCATTGCTAAAATCATTTCTTTATCATATTCCAAGTCAAATGCAAAGAATCGTTGCTCAATTGGTAGGTGAGAGTATGTAACCTCGTTACCATAGTTTACAAAGTCAGGCGTATCTAATAGAACGTAAACTAACTTCGCTTTCTTTAATCCTAATAGATGCATATACACTTGTAATTGTGCTTCGTAGTCTTTATTAATCGGAGACGTTACAGCATCTAAGAAAGTAATGTGGTCCCAATTACATTTCAAGTCAATTACTAACTCATCAGTGTACACATCAGGACTGCCTTGGAAGTATTCATCATTAAAATGCACTAGGTTCTTTTCTAACATACCAAGTCCTAAACGTTCTGCACATACATCGATTGCTTCCGCTTCACAATGCACACCTTTCTCCATGTACTTTGAATGTATATCTTCACGAATACCATACTTCTGTTCTGCATACCAACGCTTTAGATAGCTTGTTAAACTTGCACCTAGTTTTAATTCATCTTTGCCGTTAGTAGAAAGCAAACCAGCTTGGCTTGCTCTCATTCTAAATATTTTATTTTCCATTCTGTAATAGTTTTTGTACTGATTCACTTACTTGATACTTTGATTTCACCTGTTCGATAGTGAATTTACCTGAACTTAATGCTGTCTTTACGGCTTCGAAGTTAGGTGTTCCTTCTTCTAATTCGGGAAGTTGTTTAATACTTGTAACTGTCTTTACTCTTAAAGCGTCTACATTCTCACCAAAGGCTCTAATCTTCGCTACATACAACGTAATATCTTTACCAACCCAATCCTCAATGTAAGGACTATTTAATGCTTTAGAAATGTTCTTTGCATTGGTTGAATTTACAATCATTGGTTTGTGACCTTTCAAGTAAATTACCATAGCTTCTTCTTTCTTGTCGCCAGATTGAATAAGTTCCTTAACGGCTCTTTCGATTGTCACATTCAACTCTACTGAATTAGCTCCAACCATTAACTCGTAGCTTCCAATATAGCTTGGATTACGTAGCTTTTTAAAGTGTGTTTTATTCTCCATCTTCTACTAAAATATTAATTAAATCTTCTTCGTGAAATTGTCCTACTAAAATTTCTAATATATCTAAACCAAAACTGATTTGTTGAGGCTTCGTGTTCACTTCGCGGTTAAGAATATATCCCAACCGCTTTAAGTTTTTTAAAGTCTTTTCTTGACTATCATTTAAATCTGCTACTATTTTGCTCATAATTTAATTAATTTTAATACGTTTAACTTTTCTTGTATCATTTCAGTAAGACTAGGATACTTGTCTAATGCATTTGTATACATCACTTCCATTTCTTGGATGGTTTGCATTAACTCGTCATATTTCTTAGCTTTTGCTTCGATACTTTCTTTTACTAATTCACAACTTCCCGTTGCGAAATTCATCTTAAACTTTGTCTTAAGATATGGACTTGGATAACTCATAATTCAAATATTAAATTGTTTCTATAGAACAAATATAACTATATTATTATAATATTATATCATTTCTGTAATATATTTTCAATTAATTTCATTACTGAATCGTAACTTTCTATCTCTGAATCGATTACCTTGCCATAAGTTATGCCTTTATTTTTTTGTAAGCATATAGCTGAAGTGTTTTGTTGGTTTAATTCGTCAATTCTAAACTTTTGTAACGGCTTTAAAGTATCTTTTATTTCTTTGGACTCAACAAAAATTGATACTCCATTCTTTATACAAATTAAGTCGGTTATACCATTCTTATTTGTCTTGATTAGATTAATAACATACCAACCATTTTTCTCAAATGTGGTCTTTATCTTAGTTTGGAATGCTGATGCCATTATATTAATTCTTTAAGTTTATTTTGATAGGCTAAATATGCAGCTAGTTCACAATTAAAATACCCTAAGTGGATTTTTTTACCACTAACTCTAATTCCTGACATCCATTTATTATTAAATCTATTCCAACACACTCCTGTGTATTTAGAAGTTTTATTTTTCTTGTCTTTTGAAGTATTCTCTCTTTGAGTAATAACCTGTAGATTTTCTAATCTATTATCTGATCTATTCCCATTTATATGGTCTACTACTATTCTTCTATTGTTTTTATTATGATTTAAAAAGGTTTCTGCAACTAATGAATGTAATGTTTTTGCTTTAAACCTATTACCTAATCTTAACATGACTAATAAATAACCAGTTCCATTTCCCCCTGGCTTTAGTATTTTATCTTTAGAAATAAAAAAAACTTTTCCATTCCATATTTTTCTAGATAAACTCTTAACATTACCTAAATTACTCACTTGATACATTCCTTCATAACCAGGAATGTCTTTAAATATTTCTTTCATAAAATAAAAAAGCCCACTAATCAGAGGTCGCTGTCTCGTCATAGTAGGCATTTAAAAAGTTCTTAATGTATCAGCGACAATACAGATATAAAGATACTAAATATATTTCTTAAATTGTGCTTCTGTAAAGTTTTTTTTCTGTTTTACTACATTGTGAATTTGCTCTGTTAAACTACCTTTGCCATACACAAAATAAACATCGTTTTCTTTACGGTCTTTAGTCGTTAATCTGTCGATGGATTGAATGTAATTTGTCCCACTAAACCCAAAATTAAAGAGTATTAAGCAATCTGCTGCACTTAAATTAATACCCATTGCAGAACTATACTGCTGTCCTATATAATGTTTATCGGTTGTATTAAACTCTTCGATATCCATTGTATGATTAGGAAATGTGAACTGAAGTAAATGCAACTCCTCGATGTAATAATAGAATATAGCTAGCTTTTTACCTTTGAAATAGTCTTTTATGAATAGCGCTTTTGATTCATCCGTAATCATACTAGAACCGCTTTCAAACTTAATCGTACCGCTTTCTAGTTGATGTATCTTACTCATCATTTTTGTTCCTGAATCTGCTAATATTACCTCTGATTTACCTTGAACTACCTTATCTTTCTTTAATATATCAATCACTTTTTTATTACAGCTATCGAAATATATTACTTTCTCGTTTACTTTGCTTTCGAACCCAGCTTCTTCTTGGGTAAATTTTAAAATATATGGCTGTATTACTGCATCTATTAAATCTATTTTAGCACATGAATAGTCTTTAGCTGGCCCGTATGAAGTATAAATCATATTAGGAGTAGTAAACACCTTGCACCACGCATAAAAGTTTTTATATTGATTAAATGGACTATAAGCACTCAGATAAAATTGATGGAATATTTGTGAATACGATTCAGATGCCATTGTTCCTGAAAGTAATATTAATGGAATACGTGAGAATCTTGATTTAAATTCCTTTGTTTTATTACTCGGTTTAGGGAATGCACCCATTCCATGCGCTTCATCTTGAATAACTACATCAAAATCATTATCTGTAACCTTAGATAGTGATTCATTATTGATAATAGTTAGGTTAAAAGTGAATCCAAAATCTCTATAGTCATCTTGAATCGAACTAATAGCCTTTTTCTTAGTTAAGAATAGAACTTTTTTAGCTCCGTATAGTCTACACGTTTCTAATGCAGTTGCTGATTTGCCAGTTCTAACAGAAAAATTTAGGTACACTATCTTCTTATCTTTTAATATTTCAACAGCTTTTTGTGATAGGTCAAGTTGGTACGAACGTAGTTGCTTTGTCATAATTCTATTTCGTTTAAATATTCATCAATTAAATATAACTTACCTTCTTTTTTTATAAATCCAAAGGCATCTTTTACATCGTAGTAATAGGAAAAAATTTCATGACTTTTACCTGACAATATCACATCGTACTCATTGATGCATTTTATGTATTTATCTATTGATTTTTTCATAGTCCTTTCATTTCTGGTAAATCCCATATGTCTGTTGATACCACTTTCTTTTGAGTTGTTATTTCAAACCATCTTTGACCTTGTGAATTACCTTCTTTATATTGCTTACCATGAAATTGGCAATACTTTTGAATCCACATGTTGAATCGTTTTGACTTTAGCCAGCTTCTAAAATCTTTATTTTCTTCAACAAAATTATCAAAGCAAATAGATTTAATGTGTCTATGGTCTTCAGAAATGTTTCCATCCCCCATCCACTCTAAGAATTCAGCAGAAGTCTCATTTATTAATTTACGATTTTCAAGATTTGTAAATTCAAATGGAACCAGTCCTTTCTCTAAATAATACTTTAAGCAATTAATCATGAAGTGGTCGAACCTAGCCCATTCTTGTGAGTTCCAGTCATCAAACAGCATGTGTCCAAATTCATCTAATGGTGTGTGATTTGAATTAAAATAACTACTCATTTCTACCTCAAATTTTCTACGTTCAAAAGAACCACCAACACCACCAATAGTGTAGTTAGTTGTAATAATTATTTTAGGAGATTTATTTACAGGAAGTTTAACAGCATCCTGACCTTTGTATTCCAAAGTTATCCCTTCAGTAATTAAAGAAAATAGATATTCAAAATTAAAGTTTTTCTTAACGTCATCAAATACTAACAACTGAGTGTCTACCGGAACTGCTTGGTAAGGGAATGACTTGTTAAATTCAAATGTTTTACCATCTATAGATGCTACTTTCTTCATTTTAGATAGTGCATTCCAAAATAAAGATTTACCACTACCACCATTTGGATTGTCTGAAATAGTTTCGTCGTTAAAAATAATTGCTTTATTGTTTGCGCTTGTCTTGTAGCTATGCATTAAATACCCTATAACACTTTTTAAAGAGTTGTATTTGTTTACATTTTTACTGCTTGCTAGCCATAGGAATGTCCTAAACTCACTTTCGTGGTGGTCTGCATCTATAAAGTCTCTATCAATTACTTGTTTCTTCCATACAAACCCATTTAGATTTTCATATTCTACCTTTTCAAATCTATCTTTGAATATTTTCAAAGCGCAATTCTTATAATAAATTATAGAAAAGTCTGGACCATCTTCCTCTATGTTAAATTTTGCAGTTTCTAACATGGATAAGTATTGTGGTGTGAATGACTTTGTAGAGCCAGCAACTAAATCAAATGGATCTAAGTTGTCATTGTTCAATAGTTCATTTAACACATGGTCTTTAACTTGAAATTCCGTAACCTCGTCAACAAAATTACCATCCTTAGTAATGAAAGTAAATGTTTTTGATTTGTCAATAGGGAAATATTTAAAGAAGTTTTTATTTTCTAAATAGAATTTAAATTTATGGTGTGAAATAGTTAGTTTACCATCTTCATTGTAAGTCCAGAACTGATTAACATTAATTTTCTTTTTTTGCTCTAAAATTTCTGCTTCAATTTTTTCTTTAGAAAGTTCTGAGAATTGACTTGAAATATAATCATTTGATTTACCAACTAAAACCATATTGGAAATAGTCTTAATCTTTTGCTTATCTTCAAATTGTTTACTGCCAAAGTTAGAAGTATGCTTATAAGCTGAATTTATAAGTGCTAATATTTCATTACTATCAAAGTCTTTTTGTTGATTAGCTAAGATATATTTTTCAGCAATGTACTTTTCAATCCCAAAATCATTAAATGACAATGCTAATTTATGAAACGAATTGTTTCTATTAGTCCCATTGTACGACTTTTTAAACCATACCATTAATCTATTAGCAATTTGGTCTTGATCTACCAAAGGGATGTTCGTTACTACTCCTAATGTATTATTTATTTCTACTAATTCAGTTTGGATAAAGTCAACGTATAGACTAGATTCTTGGTTAATGTAAATATTAGGATCGTATGATTCAAAACATAGTCTAGAAATGTCTTGACCTGATGTGTCAATTACACCTTCTCCATACTCTTTGTTTACCCAATTATAATAAGCTACAATTGATTTATAGTATTTATTATACTCGTCGTTTGATTCAATTGGTGGTATTCTAACTAATGCTTTTAAACCATCCCCTGAAGGAGATACCCAACAAGCATTAATGTATTCATTGTTTGATAACTTTTCTTTTAATTCTTTTACTAAATCAAAGCTTTTTAACTTATCGAAATCAAGTATACATAATCCACTTGCTTTTTTTAATTCTGCTTTAGCTCTTTTGTTAAATGTCCCAGCAAAAGTAACAGCAGATAAAGAACCTTTAATCTCTTTCTTTTTTACGTCATCTAATTCAGAACGTAAAGATTCAATAGTTTTTCTAACATATCCATCTCTAATTCTTTCTAGGTAATATATAGCATCTTTAGGTCTTCCAACTGGTACTACTGAAGTTTTGTTTTTGTATAGGTCTATTAAATTCATGAAACTGTTTCTTTAAATTGGTAATGAAAAACTTTAACATTTCTTTCGTCTATTTTTACTCCTTTCAAAGTGAATATAGCATCTCTATTATCGTTAACCGTACACATTACAAAGTCGATTAACTCACTAGATTTTTGTACTTGTTGCTCTAAGTCATTTAAACATGCAAATGTATTAAATTCAACCATACTAAAATACTCTGCTAAATTAGTAATTTGTACTCTCTTTCTTTCTTTCATAATTAATTTGTTTGTTTAATACAATTAAAGTTGTTTCTTATTTTCTTTGCTTGGAATGCATATACAACCATCTCGCTTACTCCACATCGAACACCATTTATTAACTTGCCTTCAAAAGATTCTAGTTGTTCATTGGTTAAAATAATCTGTACAAAATTGTAATAATACCCACTAGCATCATATTCACACATCGATAAACTTGAATTACTTCCTTGCACAACGGAACCATCTTCAAATTTAACATAAATATTTTGTCCTTTATCTATTATTTGTGGCTTGTAACAATTTACTTTTAATAATAATGCTGTATACCCACTGCTTTTATAAATTTGGTAACTACCTGATATTAATTTTATATAGCTAGTTTGGATAGTTCTTTCACCAGTATAGTCATCTACAATTGTTTTGACGTTACATTCTTGAGCAAATGAAGTTAAACCTATTGTTAAAATCGTTGCTCCTGTTAAAATAATTTTTTTCATAATGAATAAATAATAAATAAAAAAGCCCCTATTACTCCCAACACATCCTACCTTGTTGTTCATAATAGAGGCTTTAAAAATCTCTCTGTTCTTATAATGTAGGATGAGAACGTCTACAAATATAACTCAATTATTCTTTACTTGTTTCACTTATTTGAAAATATATTGTTATTTATACTCAATCTAAATAAGGATTAGCAACACTTTTTTGCGTCAACAACACTTTTGCAACACATTTATTTTACGATGTGTTGCTAGTTAATTTATTGCATATCAACATCTTAACGCGCCTTGCAACACATTCAACACATTTTTTACCCTATTTTAGTTTCGTCGGTAGGTTTAAAAATATTTGTTTTGTGTAAATTAATATATTATTAAAGGTAAATAATATAAGGGTATAGGGATTTTTTATGAAACGTGTTGCGTTTGCATGTAATTAGTTAAAAAGCAAAGAATTATAGACAACACATTTTGCAACACGTTTTACTTTTACTCCATCAACAACCCATTATCATGCATTATTTCACGAATTTTTTCACGAACAAGCTCTGCCATTTGTATTTCAGAACCTATTTCTGAGTATTTATATATACCTCGATAGTATTGGTCTAGTTCATCAATTACAAGCGCGTACTTCCATCCGTATAGTGCGTACTTAACATCGTCTTGGTCTTCTATTGAGTCAAATTCTAGTGTTACTTTTGGCATAATCTCAGAATAAAGTGGTTAAACGTGCAACTTGTCCATGTGTTTTGTGAAATATAAACCCCTCGATTGCTAGTGGTGAATGTTGATATCCTGATTTGTGATGCCAACTATCTGCAGGAGATGGTGATCGTAGGGATTCAATCTGTACACTCATTACATCTTTGCTTGTTTTGTGGTGTACGTGGTGAGTAAACCAGTATCTATGCTTGCAATCGTGCCAATGTTGACTAGCTTCGTGGCACATTAATAGTGGAAGGTCTGTTTGTTTAGCTCCGTCTCCATGCGTTGTACCTATTAAGTTCTTTCCGTATACCGAATACTTTCGATGTGCTGGTGAACGATTAAATGTAATGTTTGGATGCTCGTTATACCATGAATAGATACTATCCATTAGAAAGAACCCACTCATCTCGTCGTGGTTGGATACATTATATACAACTTCTAGGTCTGCAATAGCTACGAGTGTACTAATAATGTCAATATATAATTGCTTTGCCATTAGAAATGCATCGAACCACTTCATGTGTGTATCTTGCTGAGTTCCCTTTGTTGTTTGATTTCGCGTGTTATCCGTGTTTAAAACATCGTTACCTACAATAAGTATTATCTTATCTATATTAAAGCCCTTAGACTTGCTTATAATCGATGATACGCCATCTCTGACACGTTGTACAGCAATCTGTGAATTGTATTCCTCACCTGTTTCAAATGCAGAACATAGCTTATTCACGTGGATGTCGGCTGGATCGATTAGTAAGCAATGCGATTCTTCCTCTGAATCCGTTCGAATTATCTGAATGTAGTTTGGTTTAATATCCTTAACCGATGCAATAAAGTCTTCCTTAAAGTCTTCGTACTTGAACGTATCCGTTTCGCCTTTTACGTTGATGGAATAGTGCTTACCTTTATACCAATAATTCTTTATTTTATCAGGATCTATTCCTACGGCTTCACATTCATCAAATACACCTTTGTTTTTCTCTTTGTTTATGATTTCGGAAGTTCTTCTGCGTTTGCTATCCGTAAATTCAATGTTGTTTTCTTTGCAGATTTTCTTTGCTATGTCAGCGATAGGTAATCCTGACTTGTATAGACTTAGCATTTGGTCCTTGTATTGCTTCATGCTTAATTAACTAACAATTTAATTAATTGTTTTGCATAAAAAAACCAACTATATTAGTTGGTCATTTTCTTAACATGTATTTAATTGGATTAATATTGACAAAGGTAAATTTATTATCTATTCTTTGCATTATACCTTTATATTTTTTCATTCGTTTGTAACAGCATATTCTACATTCTATTGTCACACCTTTATCTGCTTCACGTGTGTATTTAGATGTATTTACATGAAACATTATTAATGGATATGTTTTCTTACATCCAAAACATTTTTTTGTGCTTATCATAACAAATTAATTAACGCTTGGTTATATGCACGACTTGCTTCTAATTCATTAGTAAAATATCCTAAATGATTTAATTTATTTTTTATTTTTATGTAAGAAATCCATTTTTTAGCCTTTTTATTCCATGATACACCTATATACATTGAAGATTTAAATTTTTGAGATTTCCCAACGTTAAATCTATTCGATACAATCTGTAAATTTTCTAATTTATTATCTGATTTATTTTCATTTATGTGGTCAACTACTAAGTTATGACCACATACAATATGGTTTAAAAAAGCCATTGCAACTAATTGGTGAGTTTTAAATTCTTTTCTGATTCCGTCTTTAGTTAAAGTAACTCTTAAATATCCAAATTTATTAAAATGTTGCTTAATCATTTTTTCTTTGCTTACTCTATCTCCATTGCCAGTTATTATTACTCTTGACAATGATTTAACGTTACCTAAGTTGCTTACTTGATATATTCCCTCGTATGTAGGTATATCCTTCCAAATTTCTTCTTGCATAATTTACGTTTTTATTCACGTTGTTAAAAAAGAATGGAGCAGGAACGTGAACCTTTTGCATAAGACCGCTAAGCCTTAACTCCATCGCAAATATACTAAATTATAATGAATTATATATCGCTTTTTCTTGTAAACTTAAATCTTCATATCTTGCACAAAATCCACGCAACATATTTTCCTCTGTGTCGTAAGCTGCTGTCTTGCTTCCTAACACCGCTTTAGAACTAATGTTATACTCACGTTCATTTTCTAGTTTTAAGTTCGCTAAATAGCCCACAGATACCTTATACTTCTTTTTTAATCGATATGCCGAATAGAACATTACGTTCCATTTTATTTCAGCTCTTAATTCTTTACTAATACCTGCCATGCGATTACTATTATTATTACTACTAATATTATTTTTGCTAATTTCATAAACTTGTATAGTATTGTATACGATCCTGTGGAAAAACTTTCTTTTTAGCGTCTTTTAATCTTTTTTTGATTTTACGCTCTTCTTCTATTTTTATGATTATGTAATAAATTACACCACCTAATATTAATTCAATCATGATTTCTAGTTTTTAAATTGTTCAAGCCATATTTTCAATAAGTCTGCTTTACTTTTATCTTCTTTTCTATTAGACCACTTAGCAAATTTAATCATATCATCTTCACTATACATTCTTTCAGCTTTTTCTTTTTTTTCCATTTCTTTTGCGCGGTTAAAAATCTTTTGTTTTACACTCCAACTCGAAGTATCGTATTTTATTAGTTTGTTCCAAAACCATTCTATTGACGAATCCATTATTTACTACCGAATAAATTTTCAAAATAATTATCTTCTTCATATTTTTTTTCACATTCTGCTTTATCATCATTTTGTCCTGGGTAATAATAATCTACACTATTTACCATTCCCGTTACAAATGCCGATTTTATAAACGCTTCAAATAACATTTCTGCTTTTTGATATGAGTTTAATTTATCTCCATCAATTTTAATTCTAAAATCTTTACCAAATAAATCATTCATTAAGATTTCTACTGGTGTTTCTCTAAATTTGCTCATAATTCTTTAAATTCTTTTTCTAATTCTTTTATTTTATAATTTATTTCTTCTTCCATTTCATTAATTACAACATCAATTTTATCTTTGAATAGTTCTTTTATTTCATTAGCACCGTTAAGACTTATTGAAATATCGTTACGTGATACCATCAACTGTAATTTAAAATCTTCTCGATTTCTTCTTTCTTTATATTCAAAACACAAAGAGTTTAGTACTCTTTTTAATTTTTCTATTTCTCCAACTAAAGCAGATGCTTCATTAAATCTTTCAATTTTCATACTTTTAATTATTATAAGCGTTATAGTAAATATCATAATTATATACCTTGTTTGCTTTATCAACTAATATAGTTGAAATCGCTAAACTTTTACTGTCACCTAATCTAACTAAACAATTAAAATCTTGCAATTCTTTTTTACCCTCCCAAGAAAAAAGAATATTTTCAATTTGTTGTTCTGTTAATTCAGATGCTAATTTATAAGTCTCGTTTTCCATATTTTCTCTGTTTGTTTCTACAAATATAATGCTTTTATTATAATAAAATAACAATTCAAGAAAAAAAGTTATAAAAAAAACGCAACCCTTTTAAAGATTGCGTCTAATATGCTGTTATGTAAGGTGTTATATTTTTGGATAAGTTAATCCGTTTACGTCTTTGAAGCTATCTCCTGTGTCTAGTTTACGTTTTAAACTTTGCCACGTGTGACCAAATGCCTTTTGAAAGTGTGGATAGTCTTTGAATGATTTCCAACTTCCGCCCCATTCATAACCTTTAGATTGAAAATAGTCTACTACTACTTTATGGTATGGTGACTTCAAATCCCATTCGATAGTTTCAAAAGTGCCGTTATTGTCTTTATCTAACATAATAACGTAATCAAATGCTAAAGAATAGTTATGTATCGATTGACCTCCTTTAGCGTTCGTTACTTTAGGTCTTTGGTTGTATAGTACGTTTTGTTCCGCAATACTTCGGTAAACGTACGCAAAACGCAATCTAACACCTTTCGGCAACTTATTATTACATTCGATGTAATATTGCTTTAACTCTTCCCTAATCTTTGGATGAGCCTGTGCTATTCGATCAATCGTTAGCTTGTCCATTGTCTTCAATTGCTAAGTGAGAAATACTTTTGATTGTAGCTCCTGCCGTTAATAATACACCGCCTACGATTGGCAGTGGAGTTACTAATACACCTCCTACGATTGTAAGTGCTACACCTACTTTTCCAACTTTCACCCAAAAGCGTGGACGCGGAGATTTAATTCTATCTAATAATTTCATATTTATTTTGTTGTTAAAATTGTACCTATTTCGTTTGTTAAGCTCTTAAATTCGTGGTAATCAAATTCTCCTTGATATTCTTCCTTTACAAAATCTAAACCTATATAAGCTACGAAATTACCATCTAGAAAATAAGGTGCTATATATAGACTTTTTATCCCTTGTTTTTTTAATGCAATCTTTGTGCTAGTTTCCTTTATATTGTCTATGCATTGGTATTGTAACCTATCTAGTAATATCTGCTGTAAGAATACAGGGAATAGACTAACGGGTAAGTTTTGTAAGTTAGCGGCTTCAGAAGATATTCCGTTAGCACACACTTCAAAACTCATTGACTGATGGTTACGGTGATTGCCATCGTAGTACATAATTGAGTTATGAAATTGGAATATGTAAGCCCTATCTGCTTTATATCTTAATATAAGGTCATTTAGCATTTGTTGTACTAGAACGTTATTGTTAATGTCTTTCTTAACCTCGTCTACCTTTACTTTGGATTCCACTACTTCCGTAATCAAAGCCTTGTAATGAAAAAGTATAAACGCGATTAATAGAACAATAACAACTAGTGTTTTCATTTTGCGTATCTGCTCTAATATCGACCTTACCTCGTTCATTATATAAACTCAGTTACTACAGGGTTGTAATCTATTTCAGGAAGTGTCAATAACCATGCATCGCAAGGTATAGATTCAGCTTGTTGTAATGTACATCCGTTTACTTCTTCATTTGATATAAACCATACCTCATTTGCATCTAGTTGAGGATTGAATAATTGACCTTGAAAACCCCATACTTTTCCTGCAAGGATATTCTTTTGTTCTAATGTTAATTGTCTTACTTTAGTCATAATTAATAAGGATAAAATTTACCAGTTCCTGCGTTATATAATGTTGTTACTTCTGTTGCTGTTAATTCTTTGTTCCAAATGTTTAACTCGTCTAGCCTCGAACCATTACTTGCATAATATTGAACTAAATTTAAATATGTTGGCCCGTAATTAGTAGCTCCAATTGACGGAGTCATTGTTGCGTGATAATTTGGATTTTGAACATTTGAATTAGAAGCTACCAAAGTGCCATTAATATACATTTTAGTTCCTGTTGATAATTTTCTAGTTATAACTATATTATTCCAACTATTAAACAAACTTCCGGTAACGTAATTTAAGTCCACACTTCCACTATTATTTGCAATCTTAAAAATTAGTGAGTTGTTGTAATAGTATAATAAATAACCATATGCATAGACTCCGTCATAAGTAAAATTTCCAAATATTGTTTGAAAATCAAATGTATTTCCTGAAAAGTTTGACCATACATTAATAGAGAAATCACCAGTAAATTTAAATTGATTAGTAGGTAAACTAACATAAGCATTTGTGGCGTTAAAAACATAAGCATTTCCACTCTTACCTGCACTATAAGTTAATCCACCTTGTGCCGTTCCATTGTATGTCGCTAGTGAATCGTTTGCGTTTGATTCAGCTTTATATACGGCATATAAACTAGTGTTAAGTGGATTACTACTCCCACCTTTCATAACAGTAGCCTTTAACGTTGGAACGTGATTATTAAGAATTCCGTATCCGTAGAACATACTACCCTAAAATAAGATTTACCGAACCGCTTGTTAAGTCAACACCGCTGAATAATACACCTTGACCTGTAATCAAAGCACCAGCTTTTACGGCAGTACCTGGAGTAGTAATATAAGTAGATTTAACGTCTACACCACCAACTTTAATTGATGCAAATACCGTATCTTCTAACACAAAAATCCCTGCAATTGTAGCAGTTACTTCCGTTGTATCATTCACTAATTTAGTTCCTTTCGTAGCAACTAATCTATCTAAATTTGGTAAACTCATATCTATTTTATTATTTTGATTTCTAATGTAGCAAGGTCTAGTAATGAATCGGTAAGAGTACCTGTCGTACTATCTGCAGTGTAAAAAACTATCTCTGTTGTGGAAGTTTTATAAGCACCAACATTAGCACCCGAACCACTGCCACCTAACGATATATTTATAAATGTTTTACTATCTGTGAATAAAGCGCTGGATGCCGTTATTGTATATTCCCCTACAGCAGACCTTGCAAGTGTAAATGTTTGTGTCACTTCTGTTTCATAGCTCCAGTCTTTAGTTGGAGCAGATGTTCCCGTTTGTGTTAATGCAAATAAGATAGTTTTGTATGGTCTTATCTCCGCACCTGTAACAGACTTAGTATCGTATGTAGCTCCGTTGTAATCGGAAATCATTACCAAGTCACTATCTTCTAATTGTGATGCTTTCGGTGTTAGTTCGCTTATCTTTTTGTTTGCCATCTTTATTTATCTTCTTTAGATATAACTCTAATTTAATTACATTGTTTTGTTTAGGCTTGTATACCTCTCTAATCATATATACCAATTTGATAAGTAATTCTTCTTTTGTGGCAAAACATCGCCGTTTGTGTTGGTTTGATATTCAGGAAATAATGCTTCGTTATCACATATATAATCCAAGAATCTTTGCGCGTAATTTTCTGCAATACGTTTCTCTTTTTCAACCAAATAATCTACCTCTTCTTTGCTTACTACTTCTGCATTCTCAGAACTATGCTTATACAATCCTTTATTAGAAATCGAATAAGCTGCGAATGGTAAATATTCTACCATCGTAAAGTGGATCAACATCGGTTTTAAATATGTATTTACCAATGTCGCATAGTTACCCGTTAACGTACTTGCTGAAATATCACTTTTAATCTTAGTCATTAAGTCAGTGCCCACGTATTGTAACACCCAAATATCTTGTGCTATCTTTATAAATGGTATTATCTTGTCAGAATCTACATTAGCATTTAATGCCGTGTACGCTTGTAAATCTGCTTTTCCTATTAGTAATGCTTCTGCCATTAGTTGAATCGTTTATTTGTTGGTAAGAATCCATTGTACGGCATATCCGTTGGTCTTTGATATACGCGTTTGTCATTCGTTGGCGCAATTTCACCAGCCTTTCTAACCTTAGCTGGTGTAAGTGTTTTTGCTATTTCTTGAGCTATTGGTGAATTAGCATCTGATTTACGTAAATACGTTTCTCTCATCCATTTATGGTGGCAATCTCCACCGCCTTTGTACAACCAAATAGAGTAATTTGTAGCACCTTCTGGACCCCACCCTTCATTTACTGCTTGTGATTCCATTGCTATAATATCTTCTTTACGATAGATCTTATTTGCTTGCACCATTTTTTTGCAAAAGTCTCTAGTATTGTCAGAAACTCCTCCAACATATCTATATCTATGCTTAAAAATAGTACCATCTTGGTCTGATTTTATGTTAGGTCTTGCCGTTCCTGTAGAAACTAGATTAACAATCTTTGATAATAACGTTTTTTTAGGTGAATTTAATGCTTCAAGTTCAGCATCTAACTCATCTTCTAAGTCATAATCAACCTCTCTACTATCTATTCTAATGTATTCATGTCCATCAATCCACTCAATATGATCTTCAGCACTCATTAAAGTAGTTTCTTTTGGCTGTAAATCGCTACCACCTTTCTCAGGAACTAACCCAACAAGCGCACGAATCTCATTTGCAGTCATAGATTCAAGAACTTTATTAGCAACTAATGGAGAAAGTGAATTAATTCCATCAATAATACGTTTAGAACCACCATCCGTTAACTCTCCTGAGCTATCTAACGGCTGTAAAGGAATGAATTCAAGGTCTAAAGATATGCCGTTAAAGGTTAAAACCTTGTTTATTGATTCAATTAGAGTCTTTTGTTTAGGTTGAATTACCATGTTATCAAACAAAATAACACTATTCTTTAACTCATCTGCATTTGCACTAAATCCTGTAGTCGTAGCAATACCAAAAATAAGTGGGGAAGTTACGCAATGTCCAGTTAATATCTTACTTCTGCACTCGTCTGATAAGTATTGGTAATGTTCAGGTGCATCGTTAAGTGGCACGCTATCGATTGTAGTCTTTTTCGCTTCATCTTCGTTGAATGATACTACTATTTTCTTACCCGTAGATCCTGTTAATTTACTTATAACACTTCTTGCTATCTCATCTTTTTGCTCATCGGATGGTATAGAATTATTAAAGTTTACTATAGTAGTCGGACTGAATCCGTTAGAAACTTCATTAATAAGATATTCACTAATTTTTTCTTCAAGTACCGTATACTCTAAAGCACCTTGGTAATCAACTCTACTGAAATACTTAGCACCTACCGAATAAGGCTGTATCATTAATATCTCTATCTCTGAACTCCCTTCACCAAACGCATCGAATCTCTTAGGCACAAATTTCTTTGGATCTTCCCAATTATCGGAATAGTAATAACCTACAATATTTCCATCTTTATCGCACTTCTCAGGACGCAATAACTGCACAGGGATATGATATACCTTAACAACATTCTTATGTCCTTTATCGTAATGTACTTGAAATGCACCCTGACCTAATAAATACAAGTCTTGGATAACTCTACGCAAATCATTTGCTGTAAATAGAGTCAACATCTGAGCGTAATCATTTGGCTTTTTAGACGCATCTAATGCACTTAAACCTTTTCCGTAGATTAATCTACTAATGTTGTTCACAACAGCGCTATGTGTAGCACTATTCGAATATCTATCGATTAAGAATTGGAAATAATTATTATCTTCTCCATAGTTTACCCATTCATTACGTTTGTCTTCCGTAACTACAGGCGATGTATATGCAGATAATTCTATAACGTGGTTACTAGTCATTTAATATAAATTGGTTTGTTGTTGTATTTTCTATGTATTTACCATCATTTACACTATAATCTCTTACGTCTGCGAATCCTTGTGAAGCAGATACCTGAGCAGTGCAAAATATTTTACCCTTCCAAGTGTACTTGTCAATAGTACTATAGTAAAGTACGGCTTTGTATGTATGTCCTTCCTTTAATGCTGGATTGATTGTCAAGGATAAAGTATCGTAGTAGTCCCACGCAGTTGTCGCGGTGATTGTTATCACCCTAGATATATTTGTTTCTTCATCCGTAATCTGTAATTTATTAGCTCTAGGTAATGCCGCTAAGTCAGTTACTCTTTGTGTAACGACGAATCCTTGAACGGCTGTTGTAGGTTGCAATACTATCATGTTAATATAACTTAAAGAATTACATTTTGTTTTTAATGCAAAAAGGGATACCGAACTTAATCGATATCCCCTCTTAGCCTAGTGAACTATTTTAGACTATGAAGTAACTAAAGTCGCACTTGTAAATAACGCTAACATAGCAGTTGATGTTGATGCATTCAAGAAGTTAGCAGGAACTTTCTCATCTGCTACGAAATTCAATGAATATCCTGAAGCAGATTTCATTTCACCACCTGTAGAAATTGAACCACCTACAACATCTGCACCTTGCTCAAGTCCCATAATGAAGAACTGATCGTTGTTAGTCTGAACCACGATGTGAGGGCGTCCATAAGACAACAATTTAATTTGCTTATGCGTAGCAATATCTTGATGCTTTAATCTAATGTTTAATTTTTGACTAAAATAAGTAGTACCAGCATTACGATCAGACACTACATCTTGGTCGAATGTATTATCCACACCTTTTAATTCGTACTTATATAAAGTATCTACGTTAGTAATCGCTGTAATCATATCCGTATCTGTAGCATCGTACGTTACGTCAGCTCTAGCTATTTGGTAATTGATAAAGTAAACAGCTTTAAGACCACCCACCTGATCTTTGCATTGTTCTACCCTACCTTTTGCAATATCACATGCCATGAGTTTATAGTTTTAATGTTTATAAAAAAAGGGAGGAGTCAATCCCCTCCCCTAGTATTTGTTTGCTAGTTACTAATTAGCGGAGTTAGTGATTCCGTATGTTACGATATCAGAAACTGAGTGGTAGTTTACCGCGTAACCAGCTCTCATTACAACTCTTACATTGTCATCTCCTAATGTCTCAGCAGTGTCAATCAAACGTACTTCGTTAGCATCGTTCAATAAACCACAACCGAAGAATAAGTTAGAAGTTTGAGCAGCTAACATTTGTTGTGCAGTCAATCCGTTTGCTACGAATAATGGAATACCACCATAAGTCAAAGATCCGTTAGTATACCATTGTGTACCTTTATTGTCAGTACCATTGTTAGATGTAGCAGCTACACCGAAACCACCTAATGCAGAGATGTAAGATTTAGCGATGTTTTGAGATACATAAATCTTCAAATCGTCAGCTCCGTATACTGCAGCAGGGATAGCTTTGTAAACTTTCTCTAACTCTTCGATAACGTTTGATGCAGTAACAGTTGTTCCAGCAACCTCGTTAGCAGTTGGTAAAGCAGCGTCAGCAGTTAACAAAGTCATGATACCAGCAACTTGTCCGTCGGTAGCATTAACACCATTCCAAATAGAAGATTCAATTGCAGCAGCAACTTTCTCAACTACGAATGCAAGTAAGTAATCAGCAAAAGATTTAGCTAAAACTTTGTTTGCAGAATACCCCATTTCTTCTGATTGCCAAGAAGTGATGTAGTCTTTTTTACATAAAGATAAATTAACTTGGAAGTTCTCTAAAGTTAATGTACGTTCTGTAATTGTTACCGTAGAAGTAGCAGAGAAATCACAGCTTGCATTTGCAAGAAGTCCGTCTGTACTCAATTTCGAAATTACCGCTTTGTAAGCGATGTTAGGCATGATAGTCATACCTCCGTTAGATAATGTGTTACCGCTTAATAAAGCAGCTTTAACCCACATTCCTGAATGTTGACCACTATATGTAGTCGTTAATGATGTGCTTGTTGCCATAGTTTATTTTATTTATAAATTGTTTCTAAAATGTTGTCGCGAATACTTCTCGCTTTTCCTGGTGTTAAGTCGATATGCTCGATTGTTTTTGAATTCTCAGGGTTGAACTGGATTGGTTTAGGCTCTTCTGCTAGCTCTACAACCGAATCAGTAACCTTAGAAAGCTCTACAATCTTAGCTTCTAACTCTGCAATCTTTTCTTCTAATTCAGAAAAATGTTGCTCTTCAACTTGTGAACGAACGATCTTTTTAACCTTCGCTTGTTCAGGTGTTTTTTCAGCTTCAACAGGTACTTCTGTTTCTGCTTCTTCAGTGTTCTCTTCAGCAGGTAAAGCCTCAACGATTGAGTCAATAACTCCATCTTCTTTAACTACTAAGATTTTGCCGTCTGCTAGTTCATATTCACCAACAGGAAGTGGCACAGGTTCAGCATCAGTTACAACGATAAATACGCTTTCACCTGGCTCAAACATATCAGCTTGGATAGTAGTCATACCATCTGCTAATACTTGGTCTTCTAACTTCGTGTCTAATACTTCAGGCTCTACACCTGTCAATTCAACAAGGAAGTTTTTAACCTTTTTTAAAAGTGTTTCTTTTTCCATATATTATTAACTAATTATTAATTACTTTGTTTTAAATTACCCTCTCGATTCAGAGATAACTCGCTCAACCACAACATGATTGATAGTCGCTGTAGATTGTGCAGATTCACGTCCAATTCCTTGCACATTATGCTCTTCGCAGTTAGCAATGGAGTACTTTCCATCCTTGCCTAAGCACCCTTTTTTTCTTCTTGGTTTCTTTTCCATGGTTATTTATTTATTTATACTGGTATTTTTACTACATTAAAATTAAAATCTGTTACTCTTATATCCGTAGAACTTGTATTTCTAACAAATAGTTCTACATAATCATTTGCAACCATTTCCACAACTGCTTGTGTACTTCCTCCATGCTCAACATTGGCTGTTGCTGTTCTAATTATACCTTCACTTTCGGATATTATAGTGCCGTTTTTAGCTACTCCAATAGATATACTTTGATTCGTTCCCGCACTTCGAACCGTTGCATTCAATGTTACTAAGAATGAATTGGTAAATGCTCCATTATAGGTAAGTCTATTCGTTGTATGTGTGAACTTTGAATTAGTTCCTGAAGTTGTTGTACCCGATGCTTTAACCCATGTATTTACGTTAGGTGTACCAATAGCAGTGTCCGTACCATTGTTAAGCATATACATAAATCCTTTAGTCGATGTATTCGTTAACCCTACACAATTAACGAATAAAGCTTTATTATCCGTATATGTCACACCACTTGTATATGTACCGCCACCTGAGAAATTTACCGTATCTAAAATGTATCTCTCACTAGAAATCGTAGCACTCGCATTAACATTTATTCCTGTCTCACCACTCAACACTACGAATGAAGAATATATGATTCTAAATCTTCTACTCACAGTTAGTGTACTTGGAAGGATTAATGCAGTCGAAGTCGTAGCACAATCAAATAAGCAGTTGCTCATTCCAATAGTTCCAATTGTACCATCAAAAGTTAGGTTACCACTATTCAAGAAAGCACTATCACTCATTACAAAGTTTGTATAGTCTTTAATAGTTCCAACCGTAGCACAATCCGTAAAGTTCACTCCGAACCAATCTAGTGCAGTAGTAGTGCCATCACCATCTAGATTTAAAGCAGTGCCGTGAGTGATTGTGATATTTCTAATTGGTAACGAATATACCGATGTAATTAATGCAGTCGATGAACTTAGTCCCGTAGATTTAAGAATACAATTCTCAGAAGATCCACCGATAATAACACTATTCACACCAGCTACTATTCTATCCCCTGTTAAGTCAATTGTCTTTGTAATGAAGTATGTATAGTTATTAGCTAATGTAATTACACCACTAACTGGTGTAGGTAAATCTAGTTTAGAAAAAACAAATACAAATTCATTTCCAGCCAAACCTGTAGACGTTGGAAATAATTCAACAATCGTGCTATCATAACGCGTGTAGTTTAATCCGTTTACTGTATCTAAATATAACTCACCCTCGTAAATATCACTAGCTAACCACGTTCCATCTGTATGGTCTGAGCTACTTGGAATAGTTGGAGTACCAGCACCTTTTTTTATTATTATCCTTCTTGTTTCGTTAGCCATTATTTATAGTATTTGAATTTTTAGAAACTCCATTTAATCCACCTGTCAATTGTGGTACATCCTCATCTTGATTATTAACGCCACCACTTAATATCGTGTTGTTAGTTGTGTAAGTACTTGGCAATCCATCCATGAAGTTGGTGAGTGATATCTTCTTAGGTACATCACTCGTAGCATCATCCAAATAAATACTATCCGTACTATCTAATGTAGTTACATCTTTGTATCGTACGAAATATGGAATTTCACTCATAGTTTGCCAAGTAGTTCTTTAATCTCATTCATAATATCATCTTGCATTTCTAACTGCTCTAATCCATCGTATTTACCCTCTATGCTGAATCCGTTGAATTTACCATCTTTTATCCCTTGGTAAACTTCTTCATTGTAAACTTTCATCTTTACAACCCACGATCCAAGTGGTGCATTAAGTTTATATAGGTTTGATTTATCATTCTTAGTATCCTCAACAATCCAGGACTCAATTAATGCTACACCATCAACGTTTTCTGCATGGTCTACTGTTACATTATTTCCGTACAATTTCTTCATATAAAGCTCCTGAGTCTTAGCGATTGTTTCAGCGCTAAATGAGACCGTGAATTCCTTATCTTTTATACGTCTTAAAATCTTCTTTTCAGGGACCAATGCAAGCCCAATTACCTCACGTTTATTCTCGTCAATTACTTTCATCTCAACTTCCATTTCAGAAAGCAAAATGAAATCTTCCTCAATCGCAGGTCTGTCCACAAAACTTATTGCGAAGACACCTTGTTCTTTCTCGTCCTTAATTGTAAGCTCTATATTCTGTAACTTTTCCATATTATTATAACTTAAATTGTAGCGTTTTGTATTTTTTTCTTGTCTAACATTTGCTGTGTCGTAACGTCCGAACCTACAACATACGCTTTAACTGGTGCTTGGTTTAATTGTGCTAATTGCGTTTGGTTTTGGTTGCCTATAATATTAAAGTTCGGTGTTATTGCTTGGTTGTTAGATCCACCACCACCAAGACTACCTGTGCTAGATGGAGCTGAGCTAGTATTCGCCCCGCCACCAAATTGTTGCTTTGATATATTGTTAACATTTGCTATACCTGCAGCAATAGCAACACCCGCAGCAGCAGCACCTAAAAACGGACCAACATAAGGGATTCCTGACATTGAGGCATAGGCACCATTCGCAGCTTTATAGGTATCCATTACAGCACCAGCGATATTAGCGGCTTTCTGAATATTAAACGCTCTCTTTTGTTCTCTCTCTGACTTGCCAGCAAATGACTTTGCTAAATCACCAATTGCTGAAAATGTATTCCTAGCTATGTCAAATTGCGCGTTTTTAATTTGTTTCTCAATCTTTGCGTTTTCCTCTTTGTTTTTTAAAATTCTATTATCAAGTTCAATCTCATCGTTCATCCCTTTAGTTAGTATTGCTAACCTATCTTCTGTCGCTTTACTTAGTTCTTCAGCTTGTCTATCATTTCTTTTTTTACCTGAAGCACGCATATCACCTTCTAAATCATCAAGTGCTTTTAAATCGTCTTCGCGTTTTTTCTTGGCTTTTGCTTCTTTATCGGCATCTGTTTTAGCTCTATCTTTGTTGCCTTTTTCTGCAATCTTAGTGCTTTCAGTTTCAAACTTAGTTCTCTCAACAAGCAAGTCTTGATTGCCAGCTTTTATTTCTCCTTTTAAATCGCTGATTTCCTTTACTACTTCTTTACGTTTAGCAATGTTTTTCTTTACAAGTTCGTTATATTCCTCTTTACTTGATGCCATTACGCCTAGATCGACTTCACGTAACGCTTTTAATCTAGCTCTTGCCGATTCAATTTCTTTATATATTTGAGCGTTTGTTTTATTAGCATTTGATTCCTTTAATTTTAGAAGTTCACTTCCAGATTTTCCTTCTGCTTCGGCTAATCTAATTTTAAAATCTAGGTCTTTTTTTAATTCCTCCCTATCCTTACGCAATGCCTTTTGATGGTCTTCTAAACTTGCGTTAAGTTCGTCTTGCTTTTTTTTCGCTCTTCCTGTGAAATCTGCCCACTCTAAAATTTTAGGAAGTAGCAACCCAATCGCTATAACTAAGGCTCCTATTCCTGTAGTTATTATAGCCGCTTTTAAAGATGAGAATGCAGAAACTAAAGTTGTCTTTATAACATTCCCTAAATTGACAAAGGAATCTTTAGCAGCCATTATTCCATTGATACCTTCTGACAATGCCATTGCAGATTGTACTTTCAATAAAGTCTTTTGTACGGCTTCACCTTCAACACCAACCAAACCAAGTGCGCCTTCGAACGCTTGGAACCCATTTAAAACACCACTAATAGAAGTTGATAAAGCATTGAATTTAGCGTCAGGATTGAACGCGTCCGTTAAGGCTTTTGCATCTCCAATAGCGTCTTTAAGTTGTGCCGCTTTCTTCGCTGCTTCTGTAGCCTCTTTAGAAGTAATGCCAAACTTTTCCGAAAGTGTCTGTACTTCTTGTTGTGCTTCCTTTAATTGTGCTTTAAGGGATTGTGCGTTTGTCTTTACTTCGAGTTCAATTACTTTCTTTTCTGCCATTGTACTTTGCTTTCAATAATAACTCTCTTTTCCCTTGTTTGTAGTTTACGCGAAAACTATCCGATAATAGATATTTTCCCTTTGCAATGTCTATGCTTTCACTAATTCCGTAGAAATTATCTATCTTTAAAAGTGCTATTATTTGCTCTATCATTCTTGTAATAAATTAATTGTATTTGTAAAACTTGTGCCATCATTATTTAAGTTAACCGCATCAACAGGTATTACAACTCCAAAACCTTCTTCATTTACTATTCCCCATCCATCATCTGTTATTATAACATCTATTGTACTTTCAGTCCACATCGGTTTAGGTGTATTCGTGTTTACAGGTGCAGTAACTCCAACAGATGTATTTGTAGTCGTACTAGCTGGTGATATTATAGCACCTGGATAAGGAGTTGAAAAAATTGTGCTAATTACCCCATTTGGCTTCTTCCATGGGAATGTAATAGTCCCACCTGTACTTGGCACAACTATCGTAGGCGTGATAGCGTCGTTAATCATTGGCCTGAAATCATTGATCAATGTCAAATTAACTTCCCCGCTTGTAATATCTGACTTAAGCTCGTTGATAATATATCTTTTATCTCTAACTATTAACCTATCATTCAATCGTAATTTTGTAATCAATGACAAAGGGAAGTGAGCCTTTATTCTTATAAGTCTACATTTAGGATCAAATAAGTTTTCTAGGTAACTACTATAATATAATGAGTATAAATTATTTACTAACGTATCATTAGGACTTTTAACATCTGTCTCAGGATGGAATGTAAGCGAATATAAATTACCATTTGATTCTAGTACATTGCTGAATATATTAAAGTAGCTATATGAAGTTTTTGTACTTCCATTATCTAAATATAAAGTAGCGTTTATCCTTTCGTTAAAATATAAGAATACAGGCTTTGGAATATATGGTTTATAGTCTGGTTCTTTTGTTAAACAATATCCAACTTGAAAGTCTTTCTTGTCTAGATTGTTCATTAACAAGTTTTCAAAAGGCAACTCAACACTATAATCTATTCCTTCGTTTGATAACGTTTTATTAGTATCTGCATACTCTCGTTCCATGATTCCGTTGTCGTAATACTTACGATTCATAAACGACTCTGACTTTTGATATTTGAAAGATAATTTCTTAAATACATTTGCCTTCTCAATATCTATAGAATCTATATCCGTGTATTCTGTAATATCAAAAATATTACCTCCATTATACCACATAT